AATATGACTAAAACGAACTCGTCCTTGTAGTCGTTTTGACGGGCTTCTAAAAGTTTACCCTGGTAAGCTTCCTCACCACGAGCTTGTTTTTCGGCATGCAGCAATTGTGCATCAGACATAGCCATCTTTGCTCTCTGCTTGTTAGCGTAAATTTTACTTCCAGCAGAAACGGCTAATTTAATAGCACTTAACCACATTATTTAACTCCTTTAAATTTTGTTCCTCTAATAGCACATCCGCCACCTCGTGAAAATAACACCGGTGGTACTTGTGGATTAGGCCCTCTTTTTGGTGGTGGTCCTTTTCGAACTCCTCCTCCTGTGTCATAACCTTTACCTGTTGAGTAATCACTATCTTCTGGATAAAGTTGCCAAGTAGATTTTGGTGTAGTAGACGCGGGGGTTACGGCAGCAGTAGATGTTGCTTGTGGTGGACATGGAGGCATAGTTCCATCTGGACATCTTTGCCCATCTCCATCTCCTTCTCCTGTAGGAGTTTTGTCTTGAAAAGGTCCATAACCTGCTTCTTTTAAAAAATCTTTTCCTGTCTTACTCATGACATCAAGAGTTCTTGATTTAGGATCTTTATTATATTGATTTCCAATATAATGCTCTCTGTATAAACCTTCCTTTCGTGCAAAGTCGCTTCTTTTTTTCTTATTATACTCAGTTGAATAAGGACCTATTATAGTGTCAGCTAACCACAGAGCGCCTGTGATAGGACCTGTGACTTTTACCTTAGATTTATATTTTTCCGGTTTTCCATCACTGGTAGGAGTTACAGTTGTTGGAGTAGTACCATTACCACCATGTATTTCCTGATGACTTTTACCAACAAGTTTTCCTGATTCATCTATTGAACCGACCCCTGCTTTATAGGCTGTAGTTCTGTTTGGCCCAGCGTCTGTTCTTCCTCTTTTACCCATTATTTTTTCTTACCTCGTTCTTTCGTTCTACGATCTTCAGCAGTACGCTTCATTCTTTCAGTTTGAAGTTTAGCTTCTGCTATATCTCGTGTTTGCTGAAGTTTTTCTTCAGCTATTCTAATTCTTTCGCCTGCTTGATCTTCAACGCTTTCTAACTTCATTTTTTGAATATCAATCGTTTCGTCAAACTGTTCTTCTTTCATTTCAAGATCAGCACCCGTCTCTGTTACTTTACGCTGCATATCCATAGCTTTCAAGTCTAGCTCTCTTTGTTTCAAAGCAACTAATGGATCTTGCTGTTTTGTTAATTGTTCCGTTTTTACTAATTCCTCTGTAATTTGTGCTACTCTTTGAGCAATCATTCCTTCAAGTCTAATTTGTGCTCCTTCAGGATCTGATTTCATCAGTTCTTGTAATTGAGGATCGTCTTGAAGTTGAGCCCCCACTTCTCCTTGAGCTTTTAAACTAATGTGATGAGAAATATGACTTTGTAAGTTAGCATAAACCATGGGATTTATTTGAACCATTCGTGATTGCATAAAAGCTGCGTGTGTTGCAATGTGTGCGTCTTGATCCTGTTGAGGAAATGCGTGAGGCAGTTGCATTTTTAAAGCTTCTGCATTTTCAATTGCAGGGTCTTTAGGCACAACTGGTGGTTCTGGTTTTAAAATTTTATCAATTTCTCGAGTCCCTAAAGCTTCGTATAGTCTTCTATACGACTCTCTAAGGTTGTGCATACCTGGATTAGACATAGCAATCTTTAATTGCTCGTTTGCAAGAGTAACTCTTTGAGTTAAACTGTAAATATTAGGGTCTGCAACGGGAATTACATCTACTCTTTCATCAAAATCTTGTGTTTTTACCATTCTGTTGGCACCATAAACTGCATAAGGATAAACAGGAGGTAAATAGGTACCAAAAATAGATGCTAAAAGCTTAAATTCTTGTCTCATAGCGTTGTAACAACGTTTATGAATCGCTGTCATAACTCTTGAACCACGTTCTAAGAGTGCCATTGTAGTTCCAACAGCTCTATTTTGAGAATCTTGGCCAACGGACATATCAGTAATAGCTGCAAATCTTTGTCCCGCACCTACAACAAATCCTAAAAGTTGAAAAAGGGTTGCTGAAGGTTCCTTAAAAGGTAAAATTTGAAATTGATCCTTAATATTTCCACCTGGAGCGTCTACATCTCTAAATTCTCCAGGTGCAAATGGTTGATCATCGTCTCTAATTCGAATTCCTCTAGATTTAAACCCTGCTGGAAGGTTACTTAGAGTTCCTGCGTCCAATAGTTGTCTTAAAGCTTGAGTTGCCGTTCGAGATAAGCCACCAATCATGTGAATTAACCCAAAACCATAAAATCCTAAGCCTGGACAAAATTTATAATGATTAAAATATTCAATTCTGTTGTGTAAGGGATCATCTGGCTTATAATTTCTGTAAACTGATAAAACTTCAGCTGATCCCTCGTCTATGGTAACTATATAAGGGATCTTAACTTGTTTTTCGGCATTATGAATTTCAAATTCTTCTAAATTTAAATCCACATGCATTTCTAAAATATTAAAATTAGTGGGTCTATCGGCAGTTGGTGCAATACCTTCTAATTCATCATATTTTTTTTGAATTTCGTCGTGTTTAGGTTGTGATGGTTTAAGTTCAATGTCTCTATAGAAACCTGCTTTTTGTCTTTTAATAATATCATTCTCACTCATTCTCACTACATGAGAAATTCTTTCACAACTTAAGAGATCGGTTGCGAAATAAGGAACCACTAAATCTTCAGCTGGAACAAATTTTGCTACAGCTCTTTCCATTACTTCATCATAATAAATTTTTTTAAAAGCAGAGCCTGCTAATGGAAGATAAAATAAAAGTTGGTCCATCTCTGGAGTGTACTCTTCCATTTTTTCTGTAAGCATATAGTTCATGAAGTCTTGAACTCTATTTGCTTGTTTTTGTATCTCTTGAGTTTCTTCTCCTACAATCTTACATCTGACTGGACCATCAGACGGAAGTAATTCTTTAAACGCTTGTGCTTGAAATTGCGTGACTGCTTCTGCAAGTAATGGGTGAGTAACATTAGCCGACCCTCTAAATGGTCGAGTCATTTCAGTAAATTTAAATCCTAGAAGATCTAAACCGTTTTTATAAGTTGTCTCCCAGTCTTTTCTACTAACTTTGTCTTTTTTATATTCGGTAATAAGTGTATTAGCCATTCGCTGAAGAGTACGGACATCCATATCTTCCGCAAGATTAGCGTAGAAGTTGTCAGGGTTTTCGTCTGTCTCATCTCCCATTTCAACCGGCTCATCGCTCGGTCTTTCAACTTCTACAGCAATTTCTTCTTCTGTCGTTGGGTCTTCGTCCTCAACGATCGGATTTTGTCTCTCCACATCGACCATGTTTACCAAGTTCTAGTTTTAAGAACACCATTCAGTTTAGTTGCAATTTGAACTTCTCCACCTTGAGTAACATAAGGGTTGTCCGGATTAGAGCCTCGAGTTCGTACTTGAGTACCGTGTCTAGCTTTAATCAGTTTACCTTTTTTAGCTGCATCCATTCCAGGCATTACTTCGTGAGTCGTACCTTTAACAGCTGCACCAGTTCCTCTAGTTTGTGATTTAACTAATTGTCCTTGATAGGCTTTGATAGTGCCTCCGGCTTTCTTATTCGGAGTGCCTACATTTTTTCTCTTGTGCCAGAATTTCCACCAAGGTGGAATACCAGACATCTCGTTCATGCTTCCACCAGTATCACCTAGCATGGATGGTTTTCTAAATTGAGTAGCACCATACACTTTCTCCATACCCTTACCGTCTCCAGTTAAGGCATCTTGTATAATTGGTGTTTTTCCATATGTATGCTTCAAATGAGAACGCCAACCTTTTTTTCCTGCCATGGCTTTTGACATGCCATAGGCAGCGCCGGCTGCAATTGCAGCTTTAGCGATTTTTTTTAATAGCTTTTTTGCCATGATATATATCTCCTTATAGTTTATAAACTGCTATTATATTACCATTTAAATAAGTCGACTACTAGCCCGCCTTCTTTCTTGTAAAGCTTGAAAGGCTTTTCTAGCATATCTGGGGTAATTTTCAAACCAAAAGCTTCTGAATAAAGTCTAGGGTCGTTAGCTTCTAATTTGAGTATTTTAATATTTGTCCTTGAACCCGTAATTTCCTTTAGATAATATTGAGCTTCTGCCTCGGTTTTAAAAGCAATCAAATGTTCGTCTATAGGCTTTCTAAAACCTAACATTCTTGCATCAGTACCTGTTCTCGCACTATGGGATACTACAATTTTCCACGGCAGATCAGGATCTGATTTAGAAATCATAATAGGTCTTGCCTCAGAATTATATTGTTTAGCCAGCTTAATCATTCTCTCAGGTAAAACTGCTGTTTTCTGATAAGGAGTTGGAATAGCTTTGTTTTGTTTTTTAGAAAAAGCTTTTACTCCTTGAAGGCCCGCTTTACCTGTCGCTGTTCCATAAAATTCAAAGTCTCCCAGTTTACCAATTGCTCCTGCTTGTTTGTCGGCTCTTTTAAAAGCGTGTAATCTTTCAACAGGATGAATAGCAATCCATTTCACTCCATCATCCGCTGCACTTTTTGCTAAGTGTTTAATTAAATGATCTCCCCACACATCTCTTTCCATCATCGGTAAAAAGGGAATAGTATTATCCGATCGGTTAGAAACTTTTTGGGCAATGTTAGATGCATTAACAGTATTCTTTCTTAACTCATCTCCCAGTTCTCTTAGTCTTCTAAGTTCCATTCTATCGGCATACGTTGGCATTGGCTTATTATAAATAACTTTCATTTTATTCCAAATATTATCTAGAGCTGCACTTGCCTGACCAAATTCTGCTTCCGTATTAAAAGGATTAATTCTTTTTTTATCAGGATATCTTTTCATTGCATCATATGCTTTCTGGTGCACATCGGATTGGGCCTCATGTAAAACATAGGCTTTATTTCTTTCCGATCCCGAAACAGTTCTTAAACCATAACGCGCGTGATAGATTTGATTATTTAATATTTTTCCAGCCACCTTATCTTCATAATGTTGAGGGGAAATATTTCTTCCATAAGGAATTTGTTTAGGATAATAAATTACATCTTCAATATATTTTTCATCCCCATGCATCGCATAAGTTTTATTCTCTCCTACTCCATACTTTGGAGATTGACCTAATTTAGTTTCAGCAGCTAATTTTCTTTGAACTGTTAATATCTTACGCTGTAAATCCATTGCCTCGTCCACTCCTTTAATAGGAGCCAATCCTGCTGCGTTTATCTCACTTTCAATTTTAGGAATTAATTCTTTTACTTTACCTATTTGCGTCGCTACATCATCCACATTAGACTTTATATAATCCGCCTGCGAAAAATTTTGTCTTGCACTCGTATTTATTTGAGCCATATTAAGTTGAAGATCATCCATACGAGATTGAAGTTTATTTAAAATCTCGTTTTTATCTGTAAAGAATTTATTACCTGCGCCTACTGTTCCACCTGGAGGCGGTTGTTGAATTGATATTTTATTATAAAATCTTTTTAGTAATTGTTGTGCATCAATTACGATAGGCTCTACTAATTGTGGGGCATCATTTACATATTCAAATCTTTTAACTCTTAAATTAACCGAAGGTGAATTAATAACTATTTTAAGTAAATCGGTTTTAGCTACACTCATATTGGCTTGTTCAGCCGTTTTTAAAAAGCCTCCTATTAATTCATCTTTAGGTCCGAAGACCGCGATGTTGGCATCGTCTAATTCTCTTCTTGAAACGTTCATTCTGATATTTTGAAACCCTGGTTGGTTACTTTTAAAATTAGCCAACGTGTCACTCTTTCTTAATTGATTAGCCCATTCTTTAGCGGGTAAGGGTTTCTTTGCTGGGTGTTGTGCAATCCAGTCATAAAGTGAAGAACCAAATCTTCCTTTTCCTGAACCTTGGGATAAGGGTAGTTTCATAGACTTCGCTTGAATTAAATCTAACGAAGCTCGATAATCGTTTGCGTGTTTAATCGCCGGCGGTGTTCTAGAAATAAGTTCCATTGATTGAGCCGTGGGTGTTTGGGCCGTGGCTATGGTTTCATTAACCTTATCTAATGGTTTAGGTACCTGTGATTGAAGTGGTGGTTTAGGTGCAATTGATTTAGAAATTTTAAATAATTCTCTTAAGAAAGGAATTCGTCTTCTACCTAAGTATGCAACGCCCCCGACTAACGCACCAATGCCCAAGGCTCCCGGAACACCCGATGGTTTATAGGGTTTGAATTCTTCGTATTCTTTTTTAGCCATTATAATAAACCCCTATCAACATTCTTTCCAATTACTATTTCACCACCATCTTCAAAACCATATTTCCTTTTTCTAGCTTTAACACTTAATTTTTTTATTTTTGGTTGTTC